TGATTGTATCTCAAATCTCTCGTAAGGATCTGAAGATACAAAGCCTACGATATCTGTAGCAGTATTAGCTGCTAATAGATGGTTCGCAAACGTTGGTTTACTTGTATTCGCGTCAGTAAAGAAAACTCCGTTTAGAGCTCCTAGTAAAGAATCACCTGCGCCTGCTACACCGATAGTTCCAGTATTTAATGCTTTTACTGGATCTTGACCGAATATAGCGCCTGCTGATGCTGCAATACTAAATTCTGCTAAACCTTGGTTATCTCTATTTTGACCGATTTTTCCAATTGCTCTTAAGCCGAAAGGACTATCTTGGTTTGCCATAGTTTTTCTCCTTAGTTAATTTAAATGATGAACTAGAAATTGTTAAAAAACTATTTCTTCGTACCACCAAAAGTTACACGAGTATTTCTATCAACACTGATAGGCATACTTGGATGCTCTTCCTTTAGTAGATCGTTATCAAAGGCATTTTCGTTATCCTGCGCTTGTTTACGATAGTAATCAGCGTATTGTTTTGCGATCTCTACAGATACTCTAGCGAGCACTAGGCCACCTTGACCGATCACTCCCTTGTACTTACCGTCTTGTACTACAGCATAGTCTGTTTCATTGTATTCATCCGCTCTTACTAGTTCAAAGCCAGATCTTATTCTGCTTTGTACATTTTTAGAATCGTCGAATCCCATTGACTCAGCTCTAAGCCATCTGTGTACAAATCCTGCCGGTGCAGGGGGTGCATCTAATAAAGATGGTGGAGCCCAGACTTTTGGTCGAGATGTTTTTTCTCTAGTCTGACTCGCACGTGAAGTTTTTTTATCGTCTATATTTTCCATGCTTATACTCCTTCCGTGATTTTTAATTGTTCCGCATAGTCTTTAAGTGGCACACCTAATTTTTTAGCAATTGCTACCTGTGAGGGCGTGAGTTTCACAATTTTGCGACCAGAAGACCTGTTAGCTCGCGTAGCCGAAGCTACAGTTTGAGTAGGTCTAGTCGATTCCTGAGTAACATTAGTATCAAACTTGTGCGGAAATTCAAGTCTTATTCTTCTATCTACCTCTGAATAATATTCTTCAGCTTCGGTATTAGGATCATATCCTTCAATTTCAGTCAACTGTCTGTGTATTACTTTTGCTCCCTCAGTCATTATTGGATCTTTGTTGAACCATTCATTTTTTCTAGCCCAATCTCTTGCTCTAGAATCAACTTGTCTTGGTACATCCACTTCTTGTTGTATTTGTTGTTGAGGTATTGGAATTTGAGCTTTCTGTTCAGCTTGTCTAGCTTTTAAATCCGCAAGTCTCGCTTCTTCATAACCTAGTCTTGAAATTTCTGCACTTGCAGCAACTTCAGCTTTAAGATCGCTTTCTTCTCTAGCTTTTGCAAGTTTTGCAACAGCCGCTTCCATACCTGATTTAATTCTATTCTCTTTTTCAGACACAAATCCTGTATCTAATTTTGCAAGTCTAGAACTTAAGGCTTCTTTTTCAGCTAAAACACTTTTTGCATATATCGTAGCTGCTTCTTCTCTTCGCTCCGACTCACGCATTTTTTTAGTTAGTTTAGCTATTCTTCTTTTTACTCCTTCAGAGTATTCTTCTAATTCTTTCTTTTTTTCTGTATTCTCTTCGCTAGCTTGAACATCAGTTGGCTCATTAGATTTCGCATTTGCGTCATCGGCGATACCACCATCTTCAAGTTTTGTTTCACGTTCGTTTTCATATGACTTATCCGTTCCTGGTGTTTTTTCTTCGACAATAGTTTCTTCAATTAATTCTTCTTTAACTGAATCTAATTCTACTTCGGCACCTGGTCCGGAGGTATCTATGTTAACTGGTTTGTCTGTGTCTTGCATAGTATTCTCCTATGGTTAAAATGTATGAAGTATATCTTCGGGTTTATCGATGGTTGCTAAAACTTCATCATCATTTAGCAATCTAACTTCCCCACCATCTATAGGTAATCTTGAACCCGCATAACGAGCAAAGATAACCCAGTCTCCTTTTTTGCACCAAGGCCCTTCAGGAAATTTTTGTTTATCATAACAATATGGTCCCATCGAAAGGACGAGTCCACATGTAGATGCAACTTGTTGTCTTTCAAGTGTGTCCGCTCCTAAAAGCAAACCACCTTTAGTTTTCTCTGGCATCTTAAAAGGTAAAACTAAAAGTCTCCAGCCAGTTGGCTGAGGTAACTTTGAAGTCTCTTTTGTTTTTAAACGTTCGTATCCATCAACTTCTTTTTGATGTTGTTCTTTATTTTCTTTTTCGTATTTTTCTGCCAAAGCGTTTTTATGCTTTGGGACTTCTGTCTTTTCCAATGTCGACGACTTTGCCGTCTCTGTCTTTTCCATTCGTTGCTCCTTTGTTTAGCAGGTTGGATATTTCCCCTGAAATATATTGGTAGGCGTGAGCCTGTCCCAACATGTACTTGTATTTTTCCATATTGTCAACACCACCACTCACCATTGCATTTGCAATTTGTTGATAGTTTTCTTTCAGTTGTTTTTGTATTTTAGTTATTAAGTTTATTTCATCTAACATTTGCTTTTTTACCTTTATTTACACCTTTCTTAATTATGTAGTCTTGTGTACCATTTGCACCTATCTCAACTTCTTTTTTAAGATTACGAAATAGATTTTTTTGTTTTTCTTCTTTTTCTTTTTTTATTGAAAAAGCTTCTAATATTTTTGTATCTCTCATTGCACCAGTTATCTATAAAAAGTGATATGTTGTCAAGACCTGCAAAGAATCGGTAAACTAATCTGTCTAACATTTCCATCTTCTTCTAGCCTGACGTAGTCTAGAATTAGGATCTTTAGCAGCTTTAGGAAACTGTTTCATTTGACCTGCACTTCTTGCACAATACGACTTTCTACGGTTTGCAGCTTTTGATCCGGGTTTTACTTTTCCAGTCACTGCTGTTTTTAATTTACTACCAGGATTCGCTGCTCTGTAAGCTTTGACTCCTGCTTGTGTCATTCCAGCCCCTTTTTCAGTAGGTCTAAAATTTTTTTTATTTCTTTTAGGCATTACATCACCACCTCTTTTAAAACCAGTAAGCATCTTGCCATAATATTTTTTATAACTTTGATTTTCTCCAGGACCACCTTTTATAAAGCTACCATCATATTTTGTGTTGGGCATTTTCATATTATTCCTCCAATTGCTTTTCTATCTCTTTTAGAAAAAGTAGCAACGTTAGTTGGTTTAGGTCCAGTGTTAGATACTGCTCGTTTTCGTTTGACAGCACTCGCCTTTTGTCCTTTTGACATCCGTGTGGCTTTTGCAAGTGGGACGCATTTTGGATATTTCCTCTTTGAGCCTTTGCTTCTCCCGCATGGTTGATACTTGCCGTCTTTCTTCGGTGCTCCAATATCTACCCATTTCTCGTCGAGCCATTTTTTTAATCCACTCATGAATTCTTTCCATAAGCGTTTCCTTTACCTTTAGTAGCTACTTTACATATCCCACCGCCGGCTTTTTTAGTCCGACCAACTTTACCCTTACAGTATTTGCTTGCCCAAATATTTGCGTATGCACTTGGGTACACATCAAATTTTTTCTTAGCAGCAGTTTTTCCTGCAGGACAAAGTTTAGCCATTATCTCGCTCGCATTCCTTTTTTGTAACCCATTCTTTTTGCAACGGCTGGAGCTACCTTTTTAAGTTTTCTTATGCCTTTACCTTTTTTACCTTTTGGAATTGGTTTTTTCATAACTAACCTTTTTTAATTTCCTTAACTATTCTTTTCTTTTCAGCTTTAAGATTTTTCTTACCTTTTTTAGAATAAGCTTTTTCTGAATCTACTCTTCCAAGTTCTTCAAGTCTATTCATACGCTTAGTATTTTTTTTAACCTTGCCGCCTTTTTTATACATAGCTCCGCCTTTCATACCCATATCGTCTTTGTAGTATCCTGAAGCCATATCTTTTCTAGCAGTGGACATTCCACCACCCATTTTCATTGCTCTTCCACCTACTTTCATAGGAGTTCTAGAGTTAGTTGTTTGTTTGTTAAATCTTGGATTTGCCATTATTTTTTTCCTCCGTTTTTAAAGATTTGTGTTCCCTTTATACCAAAAATTGATCCGACGACAAGGATCCAAAGGGTACTGAACCAAGTCGGCAGTGCCGCGAAATGCTCGAAGAAAGTTTTCACCTTATCGAGAGCGCCAGGATCATCCGAGAAGACTCCCCAAGCGAGCACAATTATAGGGGCAGACAATATTACAAGAACAAATTCGTCCTTATAATCATTTTGACGTGCCTCTAACAATTTTCCCTGGTAAGCTTCCTCACCACGAGCTTGTCGTTCAGCGTGCAATAGCTGTGCATCAGACATTGCGACTTTTGCCTTCTGCTTGTTAGCATAAATTTTACTTCCAGCAGAAACGGCTAATTTTATTGCCGATAACCACATGTTAGTACCAAGTTGCTTTTTTACTTTTAGACTTTAACATTCTTCTAGTTCCTCTAACCTCAACTTGATCTCCAATACCAATTTTATTAGTAGGTGAGTCTTGGTTTGTAAGGATAGTAGATCTTGGATCTGTTTCTGTTCTAACTTCTGGAGTTGTAATCTCTACACCACCAGTTGCATTAGAGGAAGCAACAGTTCCTTTACTACCATAAGAAAGTTTATTTTTTAAATCTGCCATAATTTTCTCCTTAAGCTGTTATAATTATTTTTTTCTAAAATTTCTACCAAAATCGTGAACTTTACTTTGATTAGACATTTCTTGTTTAGCAAGGGAAGTTGCAGCACGTAATTCTGCAAGCTCTTCGTTTTGTTCAAGCTTTTCATCCTTGTTTTGTTGGTTCATAAAAGCTTTCATTCGGTCAAGATTTAATTTTTCTTGAGATTGTTGTGCTTTTGTAAAGTCATCTTGTGCTCTGATGTCCAATTCTCTAGCTTTTAACTTAGCGATTGGGTCATTTCCATATTCACCCATCATTTGTTGTTCTTCTTTAGCAAAATCTTCAAACATTTCTGCAATTAAAACTGCTTTTCTAGATTCTATCTGCATATTTATTGTCATCATCTGTTGTTGAACCTGTGGATCTTGTGCCATTGCAGGATTTGCTTGCATTTGTTGCTGCATTTGTTGCATCATTAAGATTTGATCTTTAAATTCTATTTCAACTTGCTCTAATGCCATCAAACTTATGTGTTCAAAAATATTTTTTTGCATAGAAGCAGTTACCATCGGGTTTCCTCTAGCCATCGAAGACGACATAAAGTTCAAATGGGCTGTTATATGAGCTCTATGGTCTTGTCCTTTAAAGGCTTGGAAGGGTTGTCCACCTAAAGCTTGAATAGCTTCAATACTAGGATCCATTGGCATTGGTTTTGGAACTGGTTTTAAAACCATGTCAATATTTTTTACACCTAATGCTTCATACATGGCACGATACGCATTATACAAGTTATGCATTTGCGGATTTGATTGTGCTAATTGTAATTCAGCTTGAGCGATTGATATTCTTTGTGTTTGAGAAAATATATTTGGATCAGCTACAGGTAAAATATCTACACGATCATCAAAGTCTTGTTGCTTAATACTTCGTTGTCCACCTACCACATCATAAGGATACTCTTGTGGTAAATATGTTTTAAATACTCGAGCAAGCATTTTAAACTCATTCTTAAGACTCACATAAATTCTTTTGTGAATCGCAGACATTGTTCTGCTTCCTCGTTCCAACAAAGCTACTGTCGTTCCCACTGCTGCTTGTTGATTCCCGTCACCTACTTGAAGGTCAGCGATCGAGGCAAATCTTTGCCCGGCTGAAACAACGACACCCATAAGCTGTAACAAAGTTTGTGAAGGCTCTTTAAACGGTAATGCCATAAAAGCATCTTTAATATTTCCGCCTGGAGCATCCACATCTCTAAATTCACCTGGAGTAATTGATTGCGCGTCATCACGTATTCTGATGCCGCGCATTTTAAATCCTGCTGGTAAATTGGAGAGGGTACCAGCATCTAGTAAAGATCTTAAAGCTGCAGTTGCAGTTCTTGATAATCCACCAATCATGTGGATTAAACCAAAACCATAAAAACCTAAACCAGGTAAAAATTTAAAATGTACGAAGTAAGAAATTTTCTTTTTTAATGGATCGTTAATTTCATAATTTCTTCTAATAGATAAAACTTCACGTGAACCTTCTTCAATAGTTACAATGTAAGGTAACTTAATTCCAGTAGGTTGACCATCTTGTCCTCGGTCCTCGAACCCTTCTAAATCTAGATCGACATGAAATTCTAAAATATTGTAAATGTCTTCATTTTTAGTTTTTTGTACACCTTCAAGTTCTCTTTCTTTTCTCTCTAAATCAGATTCAATATCTGCAGGAGCTCCAAGATCCACATCTCTGTAGAAACCATTCACTTGTTGTTTTCTTAAATCATTCTCTGTGGTTTTGATCACATGGATCACGGCCGTGGCATCTTCTAAAGATGTCGCAGAATAAGGTACAACCAAATCTTCTGCAGGTACAAATTTAGAAACTGCTCTGCCTAAAAGATCGTCATAGTAAACTTTCTTAAAGGCAGATCCAGCAAGAGGTAGGTAAAATAACAACTGATCGAATTCAGGTTCGTATTCCTTCATCTGATCCATCAATTGCCAATTCATAAAATCTTTTACTCTAGTTGATTGCATTTCTTTTTCAGGAGTAGGTGCTCCCATAATTTGAGTTCTAATAGGTCCATCAGCTGGCAATAATTCTTTGTAAGCTAACGCTTGAAATTGTGTGACTGCTTCAGCTAAAACTGGGTGGGTTGCACCTGCAGCTCCAGAGAACGGTTCTGTTTTATCTTCGTATTTAAATCCTAAAAGATCTAATCCAGTTATGTAAGTGTGTTCCCATTCTTTACGAGACTCTTTGTAGTCCATGTAGTTTTGATTTAATTCTGAACCTAGAGGACCTAATATTTCCTCTGGTAATAACTCGGCTAAATTGTCAAAGTGGTTTTCACTTTGTGCTTGGTTAAATGCTCCAGGTTCAAAATCAATCTCTACACCGCCATCTTCAGTGGGAGTAATTTCTGCGTCACCAGGGTTTGGTATCGATTCGTTAATTTCTTCTTGGACCTCGACTTGTTCTTCGGGCCCTGCTATTTCAACCTTTTTTCGTATTTCGGTTAAAGCTTTGTCTATTTCTGCCATTTATTTTCTCCAATTTATCTTGTTTATATGCTTTTGATTCATTAATCAAGCCTTGTGGATCAGGGCCACTTAACGGTGGGATTTGATCTCTTTTTACATAAGGCATGTTTTTAGTAAGGGTTGGATTTTTATACTTACTAGGATGTTTAAATACGAAAGTCATTACCAGTAAAATTTCTTTTTTCTTTTGGGTTTTTCTTCTTCTTGATAATCTTCAGGGTGATCTATAAATCCGCCTTGTCTGTATCTTAACAGAGCCTGTGTTGTACTGTCAACTAAATCGTCATGATCGCCATAAGGAAATGCTGCACACTCTTCTACAAGTTCTTGTGCAAACTCTTGATCGAGAGGCGCCCAAATTTGTCCAGCTTCAAAAAGTGGAGACACTGCATTTACTCTTGCAACTTTATCTTGACCTTTACTTGGTGTAAAATTCATTGCAGGAATTCCCATCTGTCTAAGCTCATACATCAAAGGTAGTCCGGATGCTTTTGCTTCAATAATGACTGTTTCTGGATTCCAATATTTATATTGCTCTAAGGCAACACGACGAAGTTCTGGAAACTCTAAACGTTCCTTATAAGAATCTAATAATATTAATTGACGAGGGGAGTCTTCATTAGGACGAAAAACTCCCCAGGTAGTAATTGCACTGTAGTCAGCAGTTTCTTTTTTTAAATACGCGGTATCATAACTTTGAATTGTATGCTCGATGTGAGGCATATGTTTAGACTCCCAATTTTTCCACCACTCCCTTTTAATGAGAGCTCCTTCTTCTGAAGTCGGGTTCTGCATATACTGCGCGTTCCACTTTGCAACACCAGCGGATGCTTTAACAGATTCGAGGTCCTCGAGCTTCCAATATTCAGGCCAGACTGGTTCTCCACTTGGAAGGATTGCAGGGAACTCTACGACTTCCCATTGATCCGCGTTCTCGTTTTTTTGTGCGTTCAATAATCTTTGTGTTAAATCTTTCGTAGACCATCTTGTCATAACCACAACAATACGACCTCCTGGTTGAAGACGCTGCCTTGGTCCTGATGTATACCACTCCCATGCATTATCAAATGCCGAAGGTGAGTTTACATCTTGCTCTGAATGTGGATCATCGATGATGAGTAGATCAGCACCTCTACCGGTTACCGCACCTTGGACACCGACTGCAAAGTATTCACCACCATCTGATGTATTCCAACGTCCTGCAGCTTTACTATCTTCTTGGAGTCTTGTATTAAAAATTTGTTGATACTCTTCTGAGTCAATTAAATGTTTTGCTTTACGACCAAAGTTTACTGCAAGCTCCGCTGTGTGAGTTGCTTGAATAATTTTTAATTTAGGATTCTGCCCGATCATAAAAGCAGGAAGAAAGAACGACGCAAATTCAGATTTAGTGTGCCTAGGTGGCATGTTTATAATTAGACGGGTCAATTCTCCAGAAGCCAATCTATTAAATTTGTCTGCTATGGTTTTATGATGGGACCCCTCTATAAAATCTGGCCACATCTTTTTTACAAAAGATAAAAAATTAGTTTTAACTTGTTTAAGTTCTTTTCTTTGATGTCGTTGTATAATCTGTATCTTGAGCTTTCTTCGCTCAATAGGATCTTCTATTTTATTAATATCTTCAACAGTTAGCATACATTTAAATATGGGTGGTAAAGTATTATACATGATTAACAATGCAAATCAAACTATATAGGGTAGGTCTGGGACCCCTATAATTTTAGGGGGTATTTGCGTAAACATAAAAAGTTTGAATTCTGATATAGTTCCTTTAGGGTCCCCTCTTAGGGTGGGTCCCGCCCACATGCTCTTCTCTAAATGAGCTATGCAGTTTCTGCATAGGATAATGTAGGATAGGCCATGCAAAAACTGCATGGCCATTTTTCCTTAACGAAGCTATTGTATTTTCTTAATCTTTCTCTCTACCCTTTCTTCCAAGTTAGATAATTGATTTACCATGAACCGATGTCGAGTATTTAAATTTTTAATACCTCGGTTCGTGATTTCTATTTTCAAACCAATGTGATCTTGAAGCATCATTGTTATGCTCGTGTCACTTGGATCAGAAATAAAGTAAGGCTTACCCCAAGTCATATCTAAAAATCTTATTCTAAATAAAATTTCTGGGATATTCTTTTTAGTGATTTCACTGATACCAGTTGTCATCAACATCCAACCTAAAGTATCCGCTTGAGATTTATGAACATTACTAAAAAGATCTTCATTGTAATTCTTCATCGTGTTGTAGTGTACTATTAGCATTGTATTCCTTTCGTTAAGTTAATAATGGAGTATCGCATAATCTCCTACATACGTCAACCCACTAAATAAATTAATTTAGCACTTTAGTGCCTGTGGATAACTTTGGCACAAGATGTAGTGTTTTTTTTAGGGTGGGCCCCGCCCACATGCTCTTATCTATTTTTTTCTAGTGTGGCGCGAGTGTGTTAATCTCGCGCCACGTTTGGTTATTTACTTATCAAATTTAAACTCCATTTGTTTTTGCTTAACTATTTTATCAACTCGGTCAAAGGCACGCTGTAATCGAATTTGTCTGTTTTGCTCATCAACAAATTTATTAGTTTCACGCATTGACCACAGGCCAAAACCAACGATTGCAAGCAACCCAAGTGCAAATAATATTTCCATATTATTTACTCGGTAATGCTAACAGCGAATTAGGTAAATCTAATTGTATGTTAGCTGTTGCCATTTCTTTTTGCAACTCAACCAATGTTGGTTGAATGTGGCTACCTGTATAAAGTATATTCAAACACTTTTTCTTTTTGTTCTCAAGTGCGTGATATAATTTATGTTTTGCTCTGGCGTGGACTTCTGCCTCTTCATAACAAGCCTTTTTAATTTTCTTTGTTATGTAATCAACAGCGTCTTTATCATCATGGATATCAATATTTATTCTGCTCATATCCCATTTATTACGTTTGATTGTATTATTAAAAATCTCGGATATCTGATCCGCGATTTTTTGTGCTTGATAGCGTAAATCATTTTCCATAGAATATTTTTTCTGTTGAAAATCTCTCAACGCTTTTTCTTTTTTTGCCATGTCTTTAATTAGACTAGGCAAGTTCTTATTTATTACTTGAGCGAATTTATCACCGACCTCTTCAACTTTATCTTGGGCTTGCTGTGATATTTCACGCTCTACTCTACTTGACGCAAGACTAAACTCATCTCTTACAAAGTCTTTGTAATGGTCAACGTGGTCTTTTCTTAATGGTTGCATAACGTATTCCTTTCATTGTTAAGTTATAAATATTCTTATAGGTTATTGTAGGATATAGTCAACCCTTAAAAAACATTTATTTTTATTTTTTTTATATGGGTGGGCCCCGCCCACATGCTCTTATCTAATTTCTAGTGTGACGGGTATTTCTACCCGTCACTTTTTTAATTATGCTTTTTTATATATTACAGTGTTACCTGCAATAAAATCTCCTGGGATACACATACGATTAGTTCTCTCCATCCATCTGAACCAAGAGTTAGTAGCACGAACATTTTTTTTAATAAACTCTGGTGCTTTCATTTTAGACTCTTCATCCATCCACATATCAAAAGTTCTTTTTGATATGTTTTTATCATATCCCGATTGTCTCTCAATCGTTGAACATCCAATCAACTTGTATAACTCTTCAAGCGTTGGTTTTTTTGGAGCAGTCCAAACTTCCTCCGTTCCGTCTGTCTGCCATCTTATTACTTTATACATTGTATTCCTTTCATTTATAAAAGAGTATCGCATAATATCCTATATTATGTCAAGCCATTAAATTTATTTTTTTCTTTTTTTTAGGGTGGGCCCCGCCCACATGCTCTTCTCTGGGTGCGACAATATTGTCCTTTAATAAATAGGATATTCTGATAAGGTCTTTTTATGTTATTTATTCTGTTTAGGTGAAATAAATAATTAGATCCAGGGGATACCCTAAAAATTCCCCTGGATCGAGATCTGCTTCTTAGTAGTTTTAGAGCACAAATAAATGAAACTACGCAGACGGATTTTACCCGTGGGAATAGACGCAAGGTTCGTCTCCATGCACGGGTACTGATCCCTGGTCATAAGATACAGCTGTGGGAAATCTAAGATATCGCAACTTATGACCTGGGATCGGAGTACCGATCCCAGGTTTATTGTGGGTTAACATGACTGCCACTAGCATTAACTACGGTTAATGGCAATAGACCCGATCCCGAACTAGGTCGGCCAGATCCAACGGTAGGCGCTAGTGCACAGAGTATTTGCTAGAGGCAAATGACCTGGTTCGGGATCGGCATAACGATCGAGCAATGCGCTCGGGCATGGAACCTGTTGTTAATTCTACCGTTAAAATGTCGAGGAATGGGTAGGTACTCGAGACAACAGGCTAAGCCTTTTTTTAAGTTTTTATTTTTTAGGGTGGGTCCCGCCCACAAGCACTAACCACAGGCTACAAGCTCAGAGGGTGGGTCCCGCCCACACGCTCTTCTCTGCGGCCGAATATTATAAAGGAAATTATAGGATATGTCAAGAAAAAAATTTTATTTATTTTGAGCTGCTGGCCTTGCATCTTATGCCATAATATCCTATATTAAATCAACTAACAAAAGGAATACAGAATGCCAAAATATAAAGTAACGCTTGAAGTTGATAGCGAATGGGTCAAAAACTTTGATTTAAGTTTTGACGCTGACAGTGAACAAGAAGCCGAGGCTCAAGCCTTGACTGAAGTTAAAATGAATCTAAGTGATTATATTACCGCTTATGCTGACGAGGTTGAAGAATGAAAGATATAATGAAATGCCCGACGGCTAAACAAGGCTGCAAGCCTGACGGCTGGCCAGCAGGTAACCCAAAATTTATGGACACTAAAAAAGCGTGGGATCTAGTAGGCGGCTTAAGTAAACCTGGCAAGATGCCAGGATGGTCAATTGGAATTCCTGCTGCCGAGTGTAACACGGGCAGCAAGTTGAGATTAATTCCAAATTCAGTTTGCAGTACCTGCTACGCCTTAAAAGGCTGCTATGTTTTCAAGGTTGTTCAAGATGCTCAGTATAGGAGGCTGAAGGCTTTGAAAAAAAAGCTTTGGGTCTTCGCAATGGTGACCCTGATCAACTCTAAAAAATCGGATGTTTTTAGATGGCACGATTCAGGCGATGTTCAAGATCTTGAACACCTTCAAAAAATTTTTGAAGTTTGCAAACAGACGCCGACTAAACGCCATTGGATGCCGACTAAAGAAGCCTGGATAAAGCCGTACCTAAAGGACAAGCCCGCAAATTTGGTTGTTAGATTATCATCTTCGATGATTAATCAACCTGGTATTAAAAGCTGGCCGAACACTTCAACGGTAGTTACAAAAAATGCTAGCTGTCCCGCACCTAAGCAGGGCGGCAAATGTTTAGATTGTAGAAAATGTTGGAACCCAAAAATTAAAAATATTAGCTATGGCAAGCATTAGATCTAAGCATAACAATCTATTAAACTATTTCATTTGCGATCACGCACGCCTATCGAAGGCGTACGTCCGCAAGTGTGAAAAATTTTTTGCTGCGGCTGGTCAATTGGAAAATGATATATTGAAACCGAGATACAGCCACAAGGTCGGAAGGCCTTCAGGAACCAGACTTCGGACGCAGCAGAAACAGAGGGCTGGTAGTATTCCACCAGCCCTCAAGCATAAATAAAAAATAAGGGTGGGTCCCGCCCACAAGCACGCACCATAGTCCGCAAGCCGAGGCCACAGGCCACAGGTCACAGGTGCATGTTTCACGTGAAAAAAAAATAAAAAGGGTGGGTCCCGCCCACAAGCACTTACCACGAGCCGCGACATTTTGCGCGTTGATCTTTGTCCTATAATATGTAGGACGCTAAACTTTTTGTAGAAATTTAAAGCTTGACATCATGCCCACGGCACACGGTTCTGCATTACCACTCACAAGATCACGGATCTTGGACCCTTCATAAAGTTTTATGTCTGTCTGACAGAGGCCCTTGGCCATGATGAAACTGTTGTGCGGGTGCTTGATATGGAAGCCAATTTGGTGTGGAGAGAAGCGAATTTTTTTAGCTTGGTTTAGTTTTAATTCTATAGTGAAAAAGTGACCAGAAGTATTATAAACCAATAGATCAGGAGTCCCATGTGCAGCACTATTTTCCAAGCGTGTAAATGATAATTCGCAATTATTTTTAATGTTGAACGCCTTAATTTCATGCCAAAATTTAGTCTCTCCCTTAATCATTTTTTAGGCTAAGTGAGTCGCTTTCTGGCTAATCAATTTTTTTGATTACTTCACCCATATTCCACTTCGAAGAATACAAAGTCATGACCAATCTGTGAGTCTCACGTACACCAAGTATTTTGTTTTCCATTAATTTAATGTCCTTGATGTCGTAGTATTTCCCGTCTGGTAAACACACTTGTACTCTTGCCTCCTGTGCTACTGGCGATTTCATAAACTTGTCTAGGGCCTGTCTTAATAGCTTTCCTGATACCATCACTTGAACATATACCAAAAATAATTTATAATGCAAGCATGGGAGTTCCAAAAAGACTTACAGAGAAACAAATTAAATTTGCAAATTTAATAGTAGCAGAAGAAGGTCGAAAGACTGGTTCTGAATGTGCTATTGAAGCAGGTTATGATCC